ATCGTCTGGTCCCTACTCCAACAATTGGTTGGAGTCCTGTCCAGTAGCCTCTAGGCTACTCAACTGGCGAAAGGCCGGTACCATCATGACCGTAACCACGGTTGTCTCACAAGTAACGGGTAATTCGACTGAATCAGTCACTATTCTAGTGGCTGATAAAACGAATCTCGTGCTTGTATCGTCAGATATTAATCCGACGACCAAGCGCGCCACCGCGATCTACGCCATCTCTGACGCGGATCCCGGATACCCCGTTACCCTCACAGTCGTGTCCGATCCTCTGGGACCAGGAACAAAGGAACGCTATGCGTCCCTCGCTCTTCGGACCTGGATTACTCGGACCTCCGACGTCACGGACATCACGGAACATTGGCCTCTTCAGGCCAATATCTCGTTTGTCGTGAGTGGGGACGCGCCTTTAAGCCTTGCGATGCTGGAAGATTTGTTTGAAGCTATTTATAGCTACACATATCTTAGCGTCGCTGCAGGCGTAAAGGACACCACTTGGCTTGCAAAGCTCCTAGTAGGAGCACCGCAGATCAAGTGAAAGCGCAGGAGGTTACTGTTGTAACCTCGGACGGTCATCGTCGATTTATCATCGACGATGACTTTTGCGCTGCGTCTGGTGTGTTGACTGTGAATAGAGAGACCGTTAAGGTCTTCATCTGCGCATGGTTAACTCTCCTCTCGGATAGCCCACTCGACCCTGAGCACGGACCTAAGCCAAAGAAGCTCTTTCGAACCTTTTTGGAAGAAATTAGGACTAGTGGATTTAAAGCCACTGTGCTCAGATACTCAGACTTGGCACACAAGTTAGCTTCATCAGCTTACTTGTATGGCACTTCATCTTTTAATGATGAATTTATCGATGCCTTTAAAGACACTCCTGTTTTTATGGAGTATCATCGATATTTCAAGTCTGAAGATCCATCTCTCTTTCAGTACCTTTATACGTTTTTAACTTTTGGAAAAAAGTTACCGTACATAGATGCTGAATTTGAGAAAACCGCCTTTCGCGGTTGGCTGGATCTCGAAAATGAATTATCCACATGGTCCTATGAGGAAGCCGATCTCCATATCTTGCGAAAGATTTTGAAGATCTTACTTCCACCACTCTCTCTTAACGGATTTTATCCGAAATTCGGACCTAAGTCTGTTAGTGAAAGAGGGGTTAGAACTCGTATTGATAAGGTTGAAGCCTTTAAATACGATCCCGTCATAGATCACTTTATCCTCGGTGGTTTGTTAGGCCATTTTGGATCAGGTGAGGACCATGGTCTGACTCCGGCGCGGGCAATTCCAAATTTGTCTGCGTGGGGAAAGAAAGAGGAAACTAGTTCCCGAACGGCCCGTCTACGCTTTGTGCCTAAAGATCTCAAAACAGCAAGGTCCATATGTATGGAACCTAATGTTTTGATGTTTTTTCAGCAGGGCGTGTGGGACAGAATTGAGGATACCCTAACCCGAACCCCCTTCAAGAGGTGGATAAGGTTTCGCAATCAAAAGCATAACAAGGATCTGGCTACCTTTGGTAGCGCGACAGGAGAAATCGATACTATCGATCTATCCTCCGCATCAGATTCTGTTACGCTTGAACTAGTTAAGAGGATTTTTCCTCCTACCTGGTCTATTGCGATGCGCGCGACTAGATCAGATAAATGCGTGTTACCGAATGGTAAAACGCACCGTCTGACTAAATTTGCGCCTATGGGTTCTGCACTATGCTTTCCA